GCTGGGCACAAAGCGGTTGAAGAGCTGATTAAAGTGGCTAGAGAAGCTATCGTTGATTCAGATGAAGATATATCAGCGGATAGACTAAAGAATGCTGCGGCTACTAAAAAGCTAGCTATATTCGATGCGTTTGAAATACTTAACAGAATCCAAGAAGAAGAAAACCTGCTTGAGGGCAAGGTACCTGAAGAGACAAAGGAAAAAACTTTTAGAGGATTCGCAGAAGGTAGATCTAAGTAATGTACGAGCAAAGTTTAGTTAAAACAGTTGAGCCTGTTAAAAAGACTACAATCAGTCGTCTTAATAAAGGTAAGAAGTGGAAGTACGGTTACGATAAAGAACATGATATAATTGTACTATCTCACGACGGTGTTATTGGAGAGATCATAGAAATACAAAATCTAGTTATAGCATTGCCCAAGGCGCCGAAGAGTGTGTATAGCAACGATAAAAATAAATGGGTTAAGTTTGATCAACCTGAAGAGCTAGGGCGATTAAAAAATATATTTGACTGGAGAAGCTATCCTGAAGATCAAAAAGAACAATGGTTTGATTATATAGATGAAGAGTTTAAAAGAAGAGAAGAAGGTTTTTGGTTTACCAATAACGGCGAGCCAACTTGGATAACAGGTACTCACTATATGTACTTGCAATGGAGCAAGATAGATGTTGGAGCACCGGACTTTAGAGAAGCCAATAGATTATTCTATATATTCTGGGAAGCTTGTAAAGCGGACAAAAGATGTTATGGTATGTGCTACCTAAAGAACAGAAGATCAGGATTTTCGTTCATGTCATCTGCAGAAACAGTTAACTTAGCCACTCTTGCAAGTGATAGTAGATATGGTATACTATCTAAAACTGGTTCAGATGCTAAGAAAATGTTTACAGACAAAGTTGTTCCTATCTCAATTAACTACCCGTTCTTCTTTAAGCCTGTCCAAGATGGTATGGACCGTCCAAAGTCCGAGCTTGCTTACCGTGTACCTGCTAGCAAGTTTACAAGAAAAAAGATTACAGCTAATGAAAAGCTGGAAGATATACAAGGGTTAGATACAACTATTGATTGGAAGAATACTGGAGACAATAGTTATGATGGTGAGAAGCTAGCTTTATTAGTACATGATGAAAGTGGTAAATGGGAAAGACCTGATAATATATTAAACAACTGGAGGGTTACAAAAACATGCTTAAGATTAGGTAGCAGAATAGTTGGAAAGTGTATGATGGGATCAACGTCGAACGCTTTAGATAAAGGAGGAGATAACTTTAAAAAATTATACAATGCATCAGATGTCACTAAAAGAAATAGAAATGGTCAAACAAAATCTGGTTTATACTCTTTGTTCATCCCAATGGAATGGAACTACGAAGGATTTATTGATGAGCACGGAGTTCCAGTTTTCACTACTCCTGATATCGATGTCTACGCCCCAGACGGTGAACTAATAGATGTAGGTGTAATAGATAACTGGCAAAACGAAGTAGATGGTTTAAAAGGAGATTCAGATGCTTTAAATGAATTTTACCGTCAGTTCCCAAGAACTACAGAACATGCGTTTAGAGACGAAACTAAAGGAAGTATATTTAACTTAGTTAAAATATACGAACAAATAGATTATAACGAGGAGATGTCTAGAACCTTAGGAGTTACAACAGGTAATTTTCAATGGGTAAATGGAATAAAAGATTCTCAAGTAATATTCTACCCAGATCCAAAAGGTAGATTTAAAGTTAGCTGGGTTCCACCTCAGCAATTACAGAATAGAGTGGTACTTAAAAATGGTATAAAATATCCTGGTAATGAACATATGGGAGCCTTTGGCTGTGACTCATATGACATCTCAGGAACCGTAGATGGAGAAGGATCTAAAGGAGCATTGCATGGACTAACAAGGTTCAGTATGGAGGACGCTCCCGCAAATAGTTTCTTTTTAGAATACTTATCAAGACCACCTACGGCAGAAATGTTCTTTGAAGACGTTCTAATGGCTTTAGTATTTTACGGGATGCCTATACTCGCTGAGAACAATAAACCTCGTCTCTTGTACTATTTAAGGCGTAGAGGATACAGAGGATTTAGCATGAATCGCCCTGATAAGATATGGAACAAATTATCTGTAGCAGAAAAAGAAGTTGGTGGAATACCAAATTCAAGTGAAGATATAAAACAAGCACACGCTGCAGCAATTGAAATGTATATCCAAGATCACGTTGGAATAAAACAAGATGGAACGCTTGGAGACTTATGCTTCAATACTTTACTGAATGATTGGTCGAGATTTGACATAAACAAAAGAACAAAGTTTGACGCGTCAATAAGTTCTGGTTTAGCCATAATGGCAAACAATAGACATTTATACGCTCCAAACGCAAAGGTTGAAAAACCTAAATTAAACATAAACGTTTCCAAGTACAGTAATACTGGAAGTAATTCACAAATAATCAAATAATAAACATGGCAGAGTCTGGCATTAAAAGTTATTTTCCAAGTCAAACCGTAGGCGACGCTGAAAAGCTAAGTCATGATTATGGTTTAAAAGTTGGTAAAGCTATAGAGCAAGAATGGTTCAATAATGATGGGGGTTCTAATAGATATAGAAGCAACCATAATGATTTTCATAATTTAAGACTATACGCTAGAGGCGAGCAGTCTGTTCAAAAATATAAGGATGAGTTATCTATAAACGGTGATTTGTCCTATTTAAATTTAGATTGGAAACCTATTCCAATTATCTCTAAGTTTGTAGACATAGTTGTTAACGGTATCGCTGAAAGAACTTATGATATAAAGGCTTATTCTCAATCTCCAAACGGCGTTGAAAAACGAACTAAGTATATGGAGGCAATACAGAGCGACATGGAAATGCAAGAGTTTAACCAAGAGGTTGAATCTAGGTTTAATATAGACATGAAAGAAAGTAGTATAGCTAACGAGGATCTACCAGAATCTAGCGAGGAACTAGGTCTACATATGCAACTTAGCTATAAGCAGGCGGTTGAATTAGCCGAGGAACAAGCTTTAAGCGTTTTATTTGAAGGAAATAAATATGAGTTAACTAAAAAAAGATTTTATCAAGATCTTACTATCCTAGGTATTGGTGCTGTTAAAACTTCTTTTAACACATCTGAAGGTGTTGTTATAGATTACGTTGATCCAGCAAACCTTGTTTACTCTTACACTGACTCTCCTTATTTTGAAGATATATATTACGTTGGAGAAGTTAAATCCATTCCGGTAAACGAGTTAGCGAAGCAATTCCCTCATTTGTCAGAAAGTGATCTTGAGGACATAATGAAGAATAAAAGTTTTAATAAAAATAATAATAGTACTAGATATTCCTCAGATAAAGAAGATAATAATACCATCCAGGTTTTATATTTCAACTATAAAACTTATATGAATGAAGTTTATAAAGTAAAAGAAACAGGAACCGGTGCTGATAAAATTATATCTAAAGATGATTCGTTTAATCCTCCAGAAGACATGGAGGGCGGATACAGTAAAATGCAAAGATCTATAGAGTGTCTATATGACGGCGCTATGATTCTTGGCACCGATAAACTACTTAAGTGGGAGATGTCAAAAAACATGATGCGCCCTAAAAGTGATTTTACTAAAGTGAAAATGAATTATGCTATAGTAGCTCCTAGAATGTATAATGGTAAGATTGATTCTTTAGTGAAAAGAATTACTGGTTTTGCAGATATGATTCAATTAACACATTTAAAGTTGCAGCAAGTGTTATCAAGAATGGTTCCAGACGGCGTTTATTTAGATGCTGATGGTTTAGCTGAGGTTGATTTAGGTAACGGAACAAACTACAATCCGCAAGAAGCTTTAAACATGTTCTTTCAAACTGGGTCTGTTATAGGGAGGAGTTTTACTTCTGAGGGTGATATGAACCCAGGTAAAATACCTATACAAGAAATCACCAGCGGTAGCGGTGGTAATAAAATGCAAGCCCTTATAGGTAATTATAATTACTACCTACAAATGATAAGAGACGTAACCGGGCTTAACGAAGCTAGAGACGGTAGTACGCCTGATAAAAATGCTTTAGTGGGTGTTCAAAAGTTAGCAGCGGCAAATTCAAACACAGCAACAAGACATATATTACAGGCTGGATTATATTTAAC